GACGACCACCGAGCCACCCACGCCGAACGTGCCGGTCACCTGGAACGTCGTGCCCCCGGTGCCGTTGGACGTGTAGCTGATCGGCGCACCGTCCGCGTTGGTGGTCGTGAGCGGGCTCCAGGTACGGACCCGGTGGTTCTGCAGGTAAAGTTGGTCAACGCCTGCGACGGTCGCCATGGCTCACCTCACTTCCGGTAAAGGGCGAAGATGCCCGTCGCGGTGGTGCTGGTGGCACGCACGCGGGACACCTGGATCGGCAGGATCTCGCCCGCCGCCACGCTGGTGAGTGTGGTCGTGCCGAGCACGCTCACGTTGCCCTCCGCGTTGGTCCGCGAGAACAGCACCGAGATGTTGCCGGCGACCGTGGCCACCAGCGCATCGCACGGCCCGTTGGGCAGGTCGTTTGTGTCGCTCGTGGAAACCGCGTAGCCGTCGTACTCGGTGTCGGCGATCTTTCCAAAGTTGGCAACGCCGTTGAAGTTCGGGCCGGTCAGCGACTGGCGCTTGTAGATAAGTCCCATGTCAAGTTCCTCCGTAGCCTGAGAACTGGTTGATCACGTCGTCGAGCGCGGTGGACTCGCCACCCTGCGTCGGGGTCTTGCCGAGCGCGTGCGCGGCCTTGGCCTGCTGCTCGGCCATCTGCGCCTGCGCCATCTGCTGCTGCTGCATCGCGCGCTGCTGGCGGATGAGCGCCACCTGATCGCCGGGCACGATGAGTTCGGGGTCCACGCCCAGCATGTCCGAGTACCGATCGGCCCAGGCGTCCTGATCAAATTTGTCAAGGATCTCGGGCTTCATCTGCGCGATGGCGCCGAGGTTGCCGACGAACCGATCCACGCCGTTCGTCGCGATCGCACGCTGCGCCTGCGCCAGCATAGAAATCAGTTCGACGTTGAGTTCCTGCCCCTGCAACTCGGGCGGTGCGGGCGGCACGAGGTTCGCCTCGATCATGCGGGTAAACGTGCGGTCGATCAGGGGGTCAAGAAGCTCGTCGTGCAAGCGCTCGAGCACCGGCCCCAGCATCAGCATCTTCTCCTCGTGCCGCTCGGCCACCTCGGTCGCCGTCATCCGCACGTCGGTGCTGTTGGCCAACATCAAGAACAAATCCGCATAGAACGCCGAGTTGACTCGCGTTCGCACGTCCTGGATGTCCATCAGCAGATGGTTCAGATCAAGGCGCACGTCGAACATCGTCTTGATGCCCTGCGTCGCTGCGTTGGCGTCGTAGTACGTGATACCGCCCGGCAAGCGCTCGACCTCGCGGTTCTTGAGCGCCGTGGGTACCTGCAGCGGCGGGTTGGTCATGTAGTCGATGCCCTGGGACTTCCGCAGCTGCTCCTGCTGCAACTGCTTGATGTCGCCGAGCGCCTCCATGCCGGGGCTGTTGCCGTAGACATCACCGCCCGCCACGTCCCAGCGCGGGCACACGGCCGGGAACTGTCGGTAGCCCGACTCGCGCAGGACCTTGTTGGGGTCGCCCGCCAGCTCGTAGTAGCAACTCTTCCACGGCATGTTCTTGCTGTCGCGCTTGCTGGGATCGCGATCGGCGCGGGGCTCGATCGCATGCACGATCGTGACCCACTTGTCGAGCGTGCCGCGGTCGTACATGGACTTCACGCCGGGTGAGACGTTGTCAATCCCGAACTCCTTCACCACCTCGGCCACCGTGCGCTCGAATTCGCGGTAGAGCGTGGTCACGCGGCCCTGCCAGTCCTGCGCGATGCAGTACTCGCCGATGGTGAGCGGGTAGTGGTGGATGACGCTGTCGTAGGACTCCAGCATGACGTTGGCCGAGGTGCCGAATGCGCCGAGTTCCAGATACACCTGGTGCAACGCGCGGTAGGTGTTCGACCGCGAGAAGATGTCCAGCATGATCCGCGTGCAATCGGCCAGCCATTGCTTCACCGGCGCGTAGGTCGCGAGTTCCGGGTCGCGCGTGCCCAGTCGGAACCACGGCCGCGCCGGGCTGGTCAGGCCGCCCATGAGCCCCGCGCCCAGCGTCTTCAGCGCGCGCGTGCCGGTGTTGTCGTAGATGTTGTTGTGGCGCTTCCACCCGCGATTGTGATCCTGCAGAAAGTATCGACCATTGCGGGGCAGCAGGTAGGTGGTGAGCTCCTGCCAGTGCAGAAACCACGTCGCGCGCTCGCTCTTCAGCGAGCCCAATCGCGTGATGACCTGCTGTTTCGGCGTCTGCTCACCCAACTGGTCAGCCTCCGAGGAGCGTGTTCTTGCCGAGCTTCAGCGTGCCCGGATCGACGCCTTCGGGGCCGGTGAGCATCGTCTGTGCCGCGCCCGGCGAGCCGCCCGCCTGCCCGGCGCCGATCAACGCGTTGCGCACGCCGAGCGCATCAGGAGACCGTGCCGACTGCGGCGGTTGCACGGGCGGTGCCGGCGGCGGGATCTTCGGGCGCTTCTTCATGCTGCCCGCCAGTGCGCCGACCACGGCGCCCGCCACGACTGCTGCTGCCCCCATGCCCGACCTCCTTGATGACGACGATGTCGCCGACCTCGTACCCGTGTCGCAGCATCGTCTCGGCCAGCCGGGTGCCGCCGCGCGTGTGCCAGGACACCCACTGCGCGCCGAGCGCCTCGGCGTGCTCCTCGACGGCCATGATGAGGCGCGCGGGGAGCAGACCGGCACGATGTTCAGGCGCGACATAGAGCGCGTCCGTCGCACACCACACCACGTCCGGGTTGAACGGGTGCCGACTCACGACCGCGGTCGCGTAGCCGACCATCACCTCATCTCGAAACGCGCCAAACCCGAACATCGCGCCGATCCGTTGCATCTCGCGGTACATCTCGCGGGACGGCGAAAACGGGAACGCGAACCCGGTCTCGGCCCAATTGCGATGCATCAATGCGAGTGCGCCGTCCCACACGTCATCGATCACGATCTCGCGGATCGGCATCAGACGAGTGCCAGTGGATCATAGTCGCGGCGTTCGCGAGTTAGGCAAGCCTCGGCCAGCGGGTCGTGCTCGCGTCGTCGCGAAGGCAGCGTGCGACGCGGCGCGACGGGATGCGCGAACGTAAGTGCCAGCGCATCGCCCAGGTCAGGGCTCGGCAGGCCGCGCTTCTTGATGTCGTCCTTCGCCTCGAGCTGCGCCCGGCCCTGCGCGTCGTACCAGTAGGTCGGAGCGCCGAGGTCCTGACGCAGCGCGATGTCGCCGGGGATCGCCCCGCCCTGCGTCAGCCAGTCGCGCATGCCGAACCACATCTCGACGCGCTTGTTCGCGAACTCGGCCCGCGACGCGCGTCCGCCGAACGGCACCTCAATCACGTCGTGCCCCAGTTGACGCAGGCGATCGATCACGCCCGCCCCCGCGCCGGCATCAACGAACACCGCATCCGGCCGCCAGGCCTCGATCAGGTGCGCCACGCGCGAGGCCAATTCCATGTTGTCGATGCCGCGGTAGACGTGCGGAGTGAACGCCTGCAGGCCCTGCCGCTGGAAGATCACACTTCGGTCGTCGCCAAACCGCGCAGGATCGACGCCAATGATGCGGGGCGCATAGTCCTGCTCGCCGGGCTTGAACGTGCGCCTGGCGGCGTCCTCGAGCGTTGCAAGGCTGATTAACTGATCCACGCCGGCCGCAGAGAAGTCGCACAGCATCTCGCGGGCGAACGAGGTGTCGGACATGTCGCGCTTCATTCGCGCCACCTCGTCCGGGTCCAGCGCGTCGGTGTCATAGACCGTGTAGCGCGCGGAGTGCCAGTCGGGCAGCGTCTGCGCCCGGTAGAACAGCTCCGAGAACAGGTTGACGCCCGCCGGCGTCCCGATGAACAGCGACCAGCCGCGCCTGTCCGCAAGCGCCGGGAGCAGGATGTCCTCCCACACCTCGGGCCGGATCTGCGCCACTTCGTCGATCACCACGCCGTCCAAACGCAGGCCGCGGAGCGCGTCGGGGTTATCACCACCGAACAGCCTCACGGTGGCGTTGTTGTGCTTCAACCGCACCGCCATCTCGGACTCGATCACGTCCACGGCGCCGTGGACGCGGAGCGCCTCGACGCGCTGCTTCAGACGAGCCCAGGCGATGGCGCGGGATTGTTTGAGGAACGGGGCGAGGTAGGCAAACAGCCCGAGCTCCTCGCGGCACCGCAGCGCGCGGTCGAGGAGTTGCATCAGGGCCATCTCGGTCTTGCCCGCGCGGCGATGAAGCGCCAGCACGGTGAACCGAGCCATGCGCTGGTGGCACTCCCGCTGCCACGGCCGCGGGCGGTAGCCCAGATCGACGGCGGTCACGCCAGGTCGTCGCCCACGCCCGGCACGCCGGAGGTCACGGTGATGTTGACCGACCCGTCATGCGTGACCCGATCGCCATACACCGTGGGCCGGAGCTTGCACGCGATCCACTTGCGGGCATCAACCATGATGCGCTTGTGGTCGGAGGGGATGTTGGGGTCGTCGGCGATGTCCATGATCGCATCCGCCCAGGTCTCGGCCGCCTCGGCTTTCGCTTGCGCGTATCGCGTCGCGAACGCAGGCATCGTGCGACACCACTTCAACACCGATTGGTGACTGGGCATCGCCGAATCCCGGCACACCGACCGCAGTGACTCGCCCGAGGCGATTCGGGAGAGAACCGCTTCAGCGAGTTCGTCAGAGTAAATCGGAGGTCTGCCGGTCTGTGCCATGCGCGCAGTGTGCGGCAGGTGCGGAAAAGTTAGGCAAGGCCCGCGAGTCAGAGGCGGCGCAGGAAATTGATCAGCCTCGAGCCGTGCGCCTGAGAGATTTCGAACTTGCGGCAGGCCTCGGCCTGCGACACGCCCTCCTCCACCAGTTGCCGAAACAACTCCACCTCGTGGTCGGTCAGTTTGGCCTTCCGATCCGGCCGACCGCGCACGTAGACCACGGTTCTGACCACCACACCCTGCGTGCGATTTTCAACAGGTCCACCCTCTTCCACACTCGAGCACCTCCCAGATCAGACACTCGCAAAAAACTGCAACTGCTGCGGTGATCGCTGCTGCATTTGCTGCACTCCATAGAGTCGTGCAGCTAATGCAGCAGACCAGCGCGTTCACGGCCGCTGCATTTGCTGCTATTGCAGCTATTGCAGCAGTTGCAGCACCCCAAAACACCCGCAAAAAACAGCACGTTCATGCCTCCGCGAGCCCCACGCGCCCACTGGAAATGACAACCGTGCAATCTTTTGCAAGTCCATCCAGCGCTCGGCGCACCGTGGTGCGGCGCTGATCGCGCTTCCCGTCGGCCGGTTCAAACGGCAAATCGCCCACCACCGCCGCGATCAGATCCTCCTCGGTGGGCTGCTCGCCACTGATGTCCAGCATGTCCGAGAGCACCCGCAGCAGCGTGCGCTGGGCAAGCCCGCGCCGCGCGCTCTGCACCACCACGCCGGCATCCGCTGGCACCACGACGCAGGACTGGATCAGGTCGCCGTCCTCGTCAATGCCGACCGGCACCACCTGGAGGCGGAACCCGAACACCGCGCTGTCCTCCCCGTCCTTCTGTTTGGTGACCCGCAGCACCCGTGCGTCGCCGTCGCGGACCACCTCCAGCTCGGCATCCGCCGCGGCCTTGAGGCCCGACCACCCTCGAGCGCCACGGCTGGCGTCCTTGCCCGCGTGGTGAATGAGGATGACCACCGCGCCCGTGCGCACACTGATCTGCCGGCAGTGCTCCAGCACCCGGCCCATGTCCTCCCCCGAGTTCTCGTTCGCCCCCGGCGTGCTGGCCGCCAGGGTGTCGATCACGACCACCTTGAGGTCGTCAATCTCGCGGAGCGCGCGGATGACATCCACCGCGTCGCGGGCCTCAGCGAGATTGGGCGCGCCGCCGTGGACGTGGAACGGCAGGTCCGCGAGGTCAAGCCCATGGTGCTGGGAATACGCGCGGAGCCGCAACCGCACGCCGCCAGCGCCCTCCGCGGCCACGTAGGCCACGGCGCCCTGCTGGACGCGGCGCTCGCGCCACGCCTCGCCTCGAGCAATGCTCATCGCGGTGTCGAGGGCGACGAAGGACTTGCCCGCGCCCGACTCGCCGAACAGCACCACCAGCTGCGCGCGCGGGATCACGCCCTTGATCAGCCAGGTCGGCGTGGCGCGAGCGCCGCGTCCAGCAGGGCGCCGT